CCCTCGTTAGAGAAGTGTAATGTGACCTTTGCCGAGTCTGATAGTTTAAGTATTTGTAGCACCTGTCCTACCGGCCAACTCCAACCTTTGTTAAGTGTTCCCTTAACGTCAGTTGCGAAAACAAATTCACCACCATGCGATGCTTGATCACCGAAAGTGAAAATCAAGTTTCCATCCTCGGTCCTCACAACGAATGAGTTGTGTTCTGTGTTTGCTGTTGCCTGGAAGTTGAATCTCTGCACACTCGCCACACTTGGTTCGATCTCGACGTCCCACTTAACACCTTTGAACTTCACGGTCTTAAGTTTCTCGTTGATGATCTCTGCATTCATGAATCTGTAGTCATTCTTGAAGTCACCCTTTTCGTTCTCGAAATGGATCCCTGTTGGAATGTTTGCGCCGTTTCTCTCACCGGACAACACAGTTATGTTTGCCTTCTCCTTGTACTCCGGACACTTCAAGTGTATGTCCAGTTTGCCCATTTGTGGCATACCGAACGTACCCGTCATCTCCGTTTGTGGTTTGTGGAAAGACCCCTGTAGGATCACAGATCTGTCTTCTGCCATGGAATCGATTGAAGTTTCCTTATCGTCTCCAGTGATTTTGACAAGATCCAAGAATCCCAGTCCATGCGTATGTTTAACGATGTCTTTTAAGATGTCTATCATAATGTTCTAATTGTATATGATATTTAGGTCTTAGTCTAGTGTTATTTCAGAAACTTTGTACACAACCGGATTTTGTTTACCAGGTTTTTTAAATATGGCATAACTGGCACCCGGTCTGAATTGATTCATTTCCACAACCTCATATCCTTCGTCCTTGATCATCTGTGTCATGGCGGTTTTGGTGTTGTAGTTCCAATATCCCCTCTTGGCCTGATCCAACTCCTGGTCATAATGGCAGTCGGCGTACTGTATGAAGCAGTAACCTCCGGGGATCAACACCCTCTTGATGTCATGCAAGTACTGTTGCACGTGCTGTTGTGTGAAGAAAACGAATGTGTCCCAACTGAACACAAAGTTACAACTGCCCTGCGGTATATTTGAACACTCGGTGTTCTGTGTCTTGTAAAATCTCAAATATTTTCTGTGTGCAGGATTGAACTTTTCTAATATTGGTCCTTCGACGGCATGAGTTATGTCTAGGAAGTAATTCAACCTCCATGTTCTAAAATCCATAGAAAACATACCATTACCTGGACCTATTTCTAGACTGTTGTAGATGTTAGTTCTAGCAAACTGAAATATCTTACTTTGTACTTGTCTTGCAATGATAGGATCGACCACTGGGTTTTTCAATTTTTCTTGCCTATCTCGGTTGTACCATTCTGGGGTCTTGTCTAATCTGTCTATGACTTCCGTGTTGTTGGCATCAACTGCCAGCTCTATGTCTTTTAATATTTTAAGATTCGAATCAATCAACTCCTGTAGGTCCTCTTTCTTGACCCGTTCCAGTTTTTCAATCAGTAACTTTATTTCTTCTATGCTTAACATAACCGTATTTAGAATTCAAACAGTTTGTTGAACGTGTTCGTGGTCTCTGTGCTCTGCACGTCCCAATCCAACACACCTATCAAGTTGTCTATCTTCTGATCCAGGATCGTGGCTTCCATGGCATCACCGTCGAACGGCAGTTCCTTGAACCATTCCGGTATACGCATCTCGTCCACAGGATATGCTATACTCGTATATCCTAATGGATTGGTTTTGAGTTTACACACTATGACCTTGGCACCATCCGTGATTGGCATTGAGTACTTGTCACCATACATCTCTCTGCACCTGTTCCAATTCATGCTGGCTCTCACGTGTCCTGGCATGTTTGCTCTGCCGGACTTCTCCTCAGCCGCAGTGTACTTGGTCATGTTGTTTGCTCTCTTGGGTGATCCCTTCTCCCAGCCTGGCCTTGATTTGAACTCTGCTCTGAATTCACTGATCCTATCGAGTACATCTTTTTCATCTTTGCCTTGTAGTACCATGTACAATATCTCACTCAGGAAGTCTTGTACGAAAACAGGTGTGTCTGAACGTTTCAAGTCAAGGCCCATGGCCTTCATCTTGCCGTCCTTGCCTTCCACGTCTGTCCTCTTACCTTCCTTGTCGTAGTAGAGCACCGCATATCTTTTCTTTGTTATGAACAAACCTTTTGATGCCACAAGTTCTCTACCCGCCGCTATAACTTCACCACGTGTGCTCGGTGTGTGGAATGCCCGAGTCATGAATGCTTTGAATGATCCGTTTACTTCTTCTGCTATCTTGTCATACAAGCCTAGCACGGAATCTTTGGTCCATGGAATCAGTCCCTCATTGATCTCTTTCTTCAATGTCTTGTATGCTGAGAAGTACACGGAATCTGTGTCTCCGTACACAATACTAGCACCTTTATGGTCATACTGGCCTGCCACGATCTCATTGACTTTACTGGCCATGTGTTTCGTAATACACCTACCAGTCAGTGTGACCGATTGTCCGATCCTTATGTCGAAGAACCTACAACCTGGATTTAAGATTGCTCCGTACAAACTGTTAAGATTAATCTTTTTGACCAATTGTCTCTTGTCCCAGTACTCTCTTTCAATTTCGTTGTCTCCACAGTCACGCATTTTTCTCTGCATCTCTTGTCTTTCCTCGTACCAACGTTTCAATAAGCCTGGAATGATTGCTTCATACTCGTACGTGAATATTGTACCGTTTGCACTCAACATCCATTTGTTGTTGCCGTCAAATACTATATCGTAAAGTTGTGCCGCACTCATTCTCACACTAGTCTTGTCTTCCCAATCCACTATGATCTCTGTGCCTTTCTCTTGATTCATAACCGCTTGATACTCCCAACTACCAAACTGGCTGTCCCATGCCGCCGCAAACGATTTCTTGGCGTGTTTGGCCCTGTTGATCTCCGCGGAAGTTATCACAGGCCTTATTTGTCCTACGATGGTCTCTGGTCCCATGTTCAGTGCCCTAATAACACTAGGATACAGTGAGTTAATATCAACAGATCCTATCCAGTCGTGTATTCCTTTTTGTGGGGTCGCCACATGGGCTCCAGCCGCCGGTTGATTCTCTTCTCCATCCTTCTTGTATTTCCTGCCAGGTACGATCATTCCACGCCTGTGTGTTTCGTTCACAATGGCCTGTTCGGTCACTGCAACTGCACCCATTGTGGTCTGTAGTAGCACGGTGTTTTGGTGTGCAATCTCGTTGGCAAGTTCTATGAATTTTAATTTCTTCTCCAGTTTGGCCAACAATGCAGTGTCCTGCCTGTTGTATTCTATGAACAATCCAAAATCATTCTTGTACAAGTTGTCCAGTGATCCTTCGTAGACCGTTTTCCTCTCATCTAGTTCGTGTTCTCCGATCGCATCTAGTCTGAAACTGTGTCTTTCCTCATATGTGTATTTCCTGTATAGTTCCAACAGGTCCAAGTGTACACGGCCCACGAGATCAAAACTCAACTGTTCTCTGCCATACTTCTCGAACACTCTCTTCCTGGGTTTTTCACCCCAGAAACAAAGACGTCTTGTGTCGTCTGAACTTAACACTTTCTGTATCCTGCCCACGGTGTATGGGATATCATATCCCTCACTGTTCCAACCTGACAGTATGTCAGCGTCCTGCACCAGTTCAAGGAACGCATCTAACATGTCTTTCTCTTTTTCAAAAAGCATGGTGTTGTCAAATCTCTTTGTGAGCTCTTTGGCGTCGTCCATGCTGATGGTCTTGGGAGGCACCGCGAATGTGACCAGTTGGTCCGTCCAGCTCATGTAACAACTTATGGCAGTTATGGGCATGAACGGATCATCTGTTGTTGAATAACCTCGATCGGGATCGAAGTCCACTTCAATATCAAAAAACATAACATTTAACTTGGGCGTCTCCTTGCCCAAGTAGTTCTCTTCCAAACACCTGAACACGGGATTGATGTCATTCTCGTACAGTTGCTTGTTGGATCTTATTCGTTGTTCTTTTATGAATTCCTTGTGTGTGGCACACTGCACCCTCTGTAATGGTGCACCTGTCATGGACCTGTGTTTGCCCCTTGCGTCTTCGTAGTAGAACACGTACCTGGCGTCATACTCCGTGAATATCCTGCCCTTCTTGGGATCACGTTCCACGACGTATATCTTGTCCTCGTCCTTCTTGTATAATGCATCTATGTAACTCATCTTACCACCATCCTGCGGCCACGCCGTATCCGAATATATTAACACAACTGAAGTAGAAAGTCAAAATCATCACCCAGGCCGCACCTCTCCTGTATGATGCGTAACACTGTGTGGTCGCACCAACGAAGAATGCCGGATACACTATGAGCATGTTGGGGTCTCTGGCGGATATCGCTAGGGTCATGCTGGCCGCAACTGTGAAAACGAAACTGACTAGTTCGAAGTAGAACGCCGTCCTGTCACTCTCAAAACTACGAAGCCAGAATGATCTGACTTTCGCTAACATTAAAGTTTGCCGGCCGTGTTTAAGATGCTCTCCAGCGTGTCCATCTCGTCTGCGATGTTCTGGTAGTTGCCCTTGTGTGCAACGGATATCGCCTTGTTGATCAGTGCTGGTTTTAATTCTAGTTCTTCTGATATTGCTTTTACTGTGTCTTTCAATCCACCCTTCAAGTCCTCAACTTCACCTAGTACCTGTGAACCCTGGGAAATGATCTGGATCAATTTCTGCTTTTCAGCGTCATTAAAGTTTCTTACTGCCATTTGTTTCTCCTGTTGTTATCCAACAAGTATATAACAGATTTCGTATGAATGCAAATTATTTTTTCTTTTTGGTATTGACGTTGATTGCTTTACCACGTCTGTCTGGATTAGGATCTTTTCTTCTTTTTCTTGCGGCCGCACTTGCCCTGCCTTTTTTGCCCAGTGCGTATGCTTTCTTGGCCGGTAAGCATTTGGGTTTGCCCTCGCCTTTGGATTTGCCACCGCATGCTCCACGGATCTT